CCCATGGTCCAGCTGAAGTCATCAGGGTTTGCAGGATTTTCAGCCCAGACCACGCGATCAAGTTTTTCCAAATTTTGCGGGAGACCATCCCAAAACTGAGCAATCTCCTCATCATCGATGACGGGATCCTTGTTAATGCCGAGGAGGTACTCCTCCATTAGGCTGTGAACCTGGGTACCCCTGGCGGCAGCAGCTTCACGCCCACCAGGATTTTTTGCAGCCCAACGCTCTAACGCGGCCTTGTTCCCGCCAGTCGCTGACAAGATTGTGGTTACTGAAGGGAGTGCTCCATACGGCGTCTTGTAGTGGCGACTGCCGTTAATTTCGAGCCGTGTATCACCCTCGGACCTGTAATCCACGAACTGCTTATACGATGCAGTCCGACAGTAAGTTGTATAAACTTTCGTTCCTTGAACAGACTGCTCCAGAACTTCTGAAGGTTTTTCAAGAAGTTCTTGGGGCATGAAGGGAAAACAACTCCCAGAAGGCTAGCAGACTTCCTTGCTATGACAAGGGTTTGCAGCGATTTACTGGCATTAAACTAGTAAAAAACTATTTGTGCAGAGCATTGGATGAGGTTGTTGGACGCCATGTCATTGTAGAGCTTTTGGGCGGAAATCCGAATCTCCTCAATGACGAACGCTACATTGTTGCTGCCTTGAAGGAAGCAGCTGAACGCGCTGGTGGCACCGTCCTCAACGTGAGCTCCCATAAGTTCACACCTCAAGGCGTAACTGCTTTGGCACTGTTGTCTGAATCGCACCTTTCGATCCACACTTGGCCCGAACATGGCTACGCCGCAGTCGATGCGTTTACCTGCGGCTCACATACGGAGCCTCAACTGGCGTGTGATTTTCTAAAGAAATCCCTTTTCTGCACTGAAGAGCGGACTCGTGTTCTGGACCGGGGTATGTCCGTTAATGCGAGCTAAGGATCAAAAGTTTAGGCAAGTTATCTTTGCGTGAAGTTTTGTTCGCGCATTAGTGTCTTCAAGAATTCAAGATTGTCTTGAAGGGTTACCGTGCACCAGGAAAGAAGCGATAGCAAAAGGTGCTTTACATTACTTCACGGGTAAGCCGTGTAAGTGCGGGCATGTTGCCAAGCGTCAGACATCTAATAAAAATTGTGTAATATGTTTGAATGCACGGAATGCTCGGTGGTGGGCCGCAAATCCAAATAAAGTTAACGCAAAAATTGCTCGACGGCGTGCAACTAAAAAGAATGCGACACCTTTTTGGGCAAACCAAGAGCACATTCAAGACTTTTATACAGAAGCTAAAGAACGCGAAAAGTTAACGGGATTAAAACACCACGTTGATCATATCTATCCACTTAAGAGTGACTTCTTATGCGGACTTCATGTTGAAGATAATTTACAAGTCTTGACTGCAGAAGAAAATATTTCCAAACAGAACCGTACATGGCCTGGGCAATTACCTTGTCAGACAGGCAGAGGCGCAGACCACGACTGGTGGCGCGAACTTAATGAAAGAATTCAATCCCCGTCTACTTCCGGGGGTCTTTCATTGTAAGCCTGATGCGGCGGCACCTCAGGATGAGCCTGGAATGCTTCATCGACAGTCGCTGCAAATGCTAGGTTTTGGTAGTTCGCTACGTGCCGTTGAATCTTGGAGTAGATCTCAAATGAAGATTTAATAGCGTCATCAGGTCGCAGGTTCAGCTTGTTGTTTGCCATCAACCCTGCAGTCAGCACGCAGATTCCAAGTTCGTGCGGATTATTGATGAATGAACGAAGTGACCTGCCATTATCCGTAAATGAAGCAAGCAGATCAACTAGATCAGAAGCATGATTTCTACCCTGTTCTGAAGCCATTTAATCCTCCTGCTCTTCCTTAACAGCATACAGCGTCCCATAATCTTTCTTAATAAGAATCTCTAACAAACCTACATTCTTCAATACCGAAATACGGCGATTGATTGTTCGATGATTCTTTTCAAATCTTTTTACAAGCGCCGTAATGGGCAGCAGGACAAGCCTGCCACCCTGGAACGGAGTGGATTCTTCTAAAAGGTATTCATGGATTTGGTTGGCGAGATCGTCAACAACGTCACCCATGCACGGACGTACCACTGATCTTTATTCCTTTATTTGGACTCTGTTGATTCTAGTGTGCTTAACCCAGGTACTGGAACCTCGGGACAACCGGCCTCTTTCCACTTCAACACACCTTTCTTTGCTGTTTCCAGATCCGTGGTCCAGCAAGGTTCAAAATCTTCAGCCCTTGGAGCACGGTACAGGACGTGATGGGTATTTCCATGGCGCAGAACCTTGATCTCATAGTCCTCGAACATGATGGACTCCATGATTTCAGAAGGACCGCCCTTGTATTTTGTGCGGATTTTCATGACCTGGGAAAAGAACAACGGATTTAGTTTAAGGCTGTTCACCTGGGACGAAACCGTTTAAACTGAGCAAACGTAAGCAGCAGAAACCGTGGCAACCATTATTGATTCGCAGGATTTAAACCGTTATGAAGTCATCAAAATGTCGCCGTACAACGATGCGCCGACGAATGTTGCCATCACCGGTCAGCCCATTACGGTAACGACAAGTTCTTCACCTTCCACAAAAACACCTGCCGTTGATGCGTTTGGGCGACTGCGTGTAAGTAATCCTTTTACCCTGTTTGACAGCCAACATCGCTACCAAGAAAACGATAAATGGGATACACAACTGACAGGAAGTGCAACTAAAACATACGCTGTCAATGAAAGTACGATCAATTTGAATTGCACTACGGGTTCAACCGATGCAGTTCTACGAGAAACGAAACGTGTATTCCCGTACCAACCTGGCAAGTCGTTGCTCATTATGAGCACATTTGCCATGGCTCCCGGCAAAACAAACCAAACGCAACGTGTCGGTTATTACGGAGCACAGAATGGAATTTATTTAGAACAGCAAGGAACAACACTTTATTTTGTTCAACGTAGCTATTCCTCCGGATCTCTGGTAGAGACACGGATTCCGCAATCCCAGTGGAATACAGACAAGTTTGACGGTACTGGAATTGGCGGAACCATAGATGTAACCAAAACTCAAATCCTATGGATGGACATTGAGTGGTTGGGAGTTGGCAGTGTTCGCTGCGGCTTTGTTGTTGACGGAACGTTTGTTATGGCACATCGTTTCGATCACGATAACATTGAAACAAGAACTTATATGACAACAGCAATTCTTCCGCTTCGCTACGAAATCTTTAACACCGGGACCGTTGCCTCGTCATCTACATTAAAACAAATCTGTAGTACTGTTATTTCAGAAGGAGGGTATGAAGGTTATAGCCGTAGATACAATGTTGACACGGGTTATGCCTCAATTTCTTGCCCAGGTGTAGGTACAAATTATCCAATTACTTCTATCCGTTTAAATTCAAATCGTTTAGATTCTATAGTTTTACCTACTGATGTCAACATCTTACTTGCATCTTCTAGTGATATTTGCCGTTATCAGTTGCTTTTAAATCCGACACTAAATGGCGGAACCTGGGCTACGCATTACAACGGTAATGTTGATTACAACATCACAGCTACTGCCGTAACTGGGGGCAACATTGTTTCAGCAGGATATATCCAAAGTTCTCAAACTTTGTCCCTTAGCGGGCTTAACAATTTCAATTTCCAACTTGGGAGAACTATTGCTGGTGTTTCCGATGTACTGACTTTGATGATAACCCCAGTAACAAGCACTTGTAACGTACTTGCCGACTTCAGCTGGTATGAAACGATTTAATTAACTTCCCTCTTCCAACCCAACCGTAAGTTGCCATAATCCTGCGCTGTTGAACAAGGTTTTACCTTGCTACACACCTCACAACGTGCCGTTTTGTACGTTGAAAAATGTGTTTCAGGTCCTAGATACTCACCGTCTTTGTACCACAGTCCCCACTTAGATCCGCAATCCGAGCAGACTGCTACAGGCTGCCTACCACTAGGATCTTCCTTCTGGAGCACGGCCTCAAATAATGATTCCTCCATGGCCTCAATTTTATGCAACATTGAATCAATATGTTGGTGATCCATGCGATCAATGGTTAAGTTTTCTATTGATCTTTTTCTATCTGCCTCCGCTTGGCGAGAAGCAGACATCAAAAGAATTGGGGCTGTGTATCCTGCTAAAAAACTATAACAAAGGTTAAGGGCCACAAAGGGATAAGCATCAAACTTTTTTGATTTGGGCGCATTGACATTCCAAAGAATCCAAAAAGCAGATACTGCTGATAGTATGCCAACAAATCGCCACGTACCTAATTGTTTGGCGACTGCATCAGATAATTTCTCACCAATTGTCATAATTTTTACCCATCTATTACTATTTTATTCCAAATAAGAACACCACAAATTTACCCAAATAAGTGAGAGAAAAATAAGCAACGCGACGGCTGTAATTACCAATTCGCGTTGCTTTAGTTTCATTTCAGCGTCAAAGCGGCGTGCTCCGTCCAAGCTGGAACCAGGTAACCAAAATCCCTGGCCTCAGTACAGTTGGCATGTGATCCACACACGTCACAATCTTCAGGGTAGAAAGTTGCTACATGGGGTTCCGGGCCAGAGTATTCTCCATTTTGCCACCACTTTCCGTAAAGGCGTCCGCAACTGACGCAGACAATCTCCGGCTGATCACTTTTCTTTGGTTTCAGTTTCATCTGTATAGGGCTCATAGATTTCAAGTTGAGAGAGGAAAGCATCAGCATCTTTCTTGGCTTGGAAGTAACCTTCAAGCCATTCAGGATCAATGTTTTTCTGTCCCATGTAGGCAACGTAATTAGTTGCCATCCTCCGGACCAGGTTCTCCTTGATTTTCTTCAGGTGCATCGGGTTCTACCTTGGTGAGAATAAGTGTGCCGTCAGGAAGGATGTCAAAGTTGATGTCGTCACCTTCTTTCCAACCCTGCAA